TCTTTACTGATTCAAGCGGAACGACTGGTAATATCACAAGCTATGGATCTGCTTATGGTGGCGGTCTAAACAGTGCATTGGCAATCGGAACTGGTGGAACTGATCGACTCTATGTTGACAGTGCGGGCAACGTCGGCGTGGGGGTTACGCCTGCAAACGATAAATTGCTAGTTTCCCAAACGATAGGAATCATGCTCTCTGGAGCAACTTCAGATTTAAACTTCCGCAACGGTTCTGGTACCGGAATTCAACGGATTCGGTACACTGACGCAACTGGAGGGTTGACCATTGGTTCAGCTAATACAACTTCTTATCAGATTGAACTTGGTGGTAGCACTACTGCTCGCGCTGTAACGATTGATACGAGCGGGAATCTGTTGGTGGGGACGACGAGTGCGGCTGGCAACCGACTCAATGTTCAGACTGCTTCTGGTGATTGTACCACGCTGATCAAGTCTCAAGCTGCCAACGTAAATTCGGCAATCGACTACGTTTCCAGCTACGGAAATCACACCATCCGAAAGAGCGGAACCGCTGTTTGGGATTTCGGAGTCATCAATGACTCGTCTGCAACTCCTGCGTTTAAGATTTCAAACGCTTCCGCAGTTGGCGTTCAGCTTGTCTCAGGTGCCACCGCTTGGACCACGCTGTCCGATGAGACAGTGAAGGATATCATTGAGCCGATTGGAAACGCCGTCGCTAAGGTTGGCTCGCTGCGTTCTGTCATCGGTAAGTTCAAGACCGACAGCGAAGGCACTCGCCGCTCGTTCCTGATTGCTCAGGATGTTAAGTCTGTGCTTCCTGAAGCGGTTGATGTGGTGGGCGAGAACAACGAGCTTGGCCTTCGCTACACCGAAGTCATCCCGCTGCTGGTTGCCGCCATCAAGGAACTCACTGCCCGTGTTCAAACTCTCGAAGCTAAGTAAGCCATGATTACCATCAACTGGATCATCGAACGCCTGTTGGTCAAGCCGACCGAAGGCAGTCTCACCGATGTCGTTATCACCGCCGACTGGCGTTGCAACGGCATTGAAACCATCGGCACCGGCGACGACGAGAAGACCTACAGCGGCACCTGCTACGGCTCAACGTCGTTCGCTCCGCCGAGCGGTTCGTTCACGCCTTACGAGGATCTGACGCAGGATCAAGTCCTCGGTTGGTGCTTCAGCAATGGAGTCGATAAGACCGCCATCGAAGCGAACGTCACGCAGCAGATTGCCGACCAGATCAACCCGCCGATCATCGCTCCGCCGCTGCCGTGGGTGCCGAAGGAAATCGTCCCGCCGCTCGTTGAGCAGAAGGTGCCGGTTTTGGTTGCGGAGCAGGCTGCTGTCGTTGAAGCTCCGGTCGCCTAATATGGAAATTACGCTCAAGCTCAACGAACAAGAAGCCAACAACATCATTCAGCTTTTGGACATTGCTGTGAAAGCTGGCGGTCTCGCCAATGCTGCCGTCGCTTTGCCAATTGTTGAAAAGATCAAGCAAGCCGCTCAACCTAAATCCGAGTAATGCAAACTGACACCAACAATAGCAGCGGAGTAGGGATCTCTCTTGCGACTGCTGCTACTGCTGGTGCGGTCTCTCTACTTCCGCAGCTAACACAGTGGTTTCAGTTTGGAGCCGCTGTGTTGGCTTTTGTTGCTGCTGCAATTGGACTCTGGAAAGCTGTCAAAAAATGAACTGGAAAACTACTCTTGCTGGCGTTGGTGCAATCATGGTTGCCGTTGGTGGTGCGCTTAAAGCACTGTTCGATGGAGATCCTACAACCAACATTGATCTTGCTGCTACCATTGCCGCTGTGACCGTTGGCTTTGGTCTTATTGCCGCAAAGGATGCGGACAAAAAGAAGTCAGAGTGAACATTGTCGAGCAGGTCATCACCGCTTTGCTGAAGTGGCTGACTGGTCTGGCGAAAACTCCTCCCACCGCCGAAGATGCAAAACCAGACAAAGAGCTTAAAGCAAAGCTTCTGGATCGCATTGACCGCGCTGGTGGGTAGCTGTGGCTGTGGCACTCGCGTTGTCATGGTGCCTCACGGTGAGCCGGTAAGGCTCGCTGAGACCGTCAAAGCGCGAGTCTGGGTCAAAGGAGCGGACGGGGTTTCTGTGCGCTCCAGCAACCGAATAACGTTGTCCGAGGGTTGGTACGCATTACCGAAGGATTGATATGTCGCAACAAGTCATCAACGTTGGATCAACCGCAAACGACAACACCGGAGACACGCTCCGTGCGTCTTGGCAGAAGGCGAACGACAACTTCGACGAGATCTACGCCGCGCTGCCGATGCTGGCTCCGTCAACGTGGGTTCCTACGCTGATTGATTCCGGTGGTGGTCGCACGTTTAACTTTACCGTCAACACTGCTCGACGAACGGCTGTCGGTTTTGTTGAGACATTTACTGTTGATCTGACCATCAACTCAGTGAGTGGTTCTGCGACCGGAAACCTGCGGTTGGGTCTTCCTGATGCTGCGACCTACGACGCTGCTGTGTCCATCTGGTTGGACAATGCGACGAATCAAGCGAAGACTTCTGTGATTGGTAAAGTTGTCGGTGGGACTTCCTACTGCGAGTTGAGCCATTACGAAAACGGAGACACCACAAGTCTTACAAGCCATCTCCAAGCCACTTCACGCATTCTTGTTTCTGGTGTTTACTTCAAAGCGTGAATCTGATCGCTACCAGTCTGCAACTTGGGATGACGGTCCTTCAGGGAGCGATGGGGAATCCGTCGTTTCTGTGGCAGGGAGTGCTGGTCCGTTGCCTTCCTGCTGCAATCACTGACTCTAACTCGGTCATTGCAGGTGGATTCCAAGACAACGTTCAAGTCCGTCTTCTGGTTAAGCTTGCTGACTGGCGATTGGCTGACTCCACGCTTGTAACCGTTGACGCTTCTGTCTGGTCTTGTGATGTCGGCTCTAACGCTGACCGTCTCTTGCAAGAGTCTGGAAGCTTGATCCTTCAAGAGAACACTGACCGCTTGCTGACGACTTTTGGGAAGATGATTCCGGTAGTTGGCCGTCTGGTGACTTACGACGGACGACAACTGCGGATTATGTCCGCTCGAAGGGATGGTTCTGGGGCGTATTACGTTCTGGACTTGGGAGCCAAAACCAAATGACTCCCACCGTCGTCGTCGATACAACCCGCTTTTCATCTGCTTGGAGAGAGTACCTCCCAAGAACCAAGCGGTCTTTGGCTGATGCGATCAACGCTCGCACATTCTATCTGTTGCTGAGGTTGTATTGCTTGCTTCCACCAAAGTCACCGCAAGCAGCGAGAAACAAGATTCTGGATTACTTCAACCGTCCAGTTGGAGAGCGTCGTCGAGACAAGAAGACGGGCAAGCTCGTTGGTCGCTCCCGTGAATTGCGAGTGGTCCACTTGATCGCTCAAGCCAAGAACAAAAAAGCCGGTAAGGAAGGTCTCTACGGCGAGAGAATGCGGGAGGCAGCAGCAAGCTTGCGTCGTCGCGCTGCTGGCAGTGTCGGTTACCTCAAGTCTTGCGTCGTCAAAGGTATCAAGAAGCTCTCTCCTTCGTTTACCCAGTTTGGTGGCACTCGGCGCGCTCGCAAAGGTTCCGCTGGTGTTCGTTCAATCGCAGCCAATCAAGCGTTGTTGAATCTAGCCAATCAATACGGACTACCAACAGAAAACGTGTCGGTACACCGTGGATCTTCCGCTTACTCCTACAACGCGAAGGCTGGCATCTCACCACGTTCTCACGTTCGTATGAATATCGGGCTGGCTGACAACCAGATCGGAAAGGTGAATTCGATCTACGCGAAAGCGATGCAGCAAGCCTACGACGACGAAGCGAAAGAGCTTGAGATCCACATTAGAGCCAAGATGGAAGAGGCCGCAGAAGTGCTGGAGAAACATGGAGTAACTGTTAAATGAACGCTGTAGCTCTACGCACTGAACGCGCTTTGGTTGACTGGCTTGCCGCTCAAGACTGGTCAGCGTCTCCGCTTGGGACTCCTGCTTGCCTCACCAGCTACGGACACGGTGCGTTCGCGGATTCCGATCTTGAGGACCGGATGCCGGACTTCCCGCGCATCGTAGTCCGCGCATCGACTGCGGTTCCGGTGCATCCGTTGGACCGGACTTGTGAGCTTGATGTCTCAGCGGTTCTCCAGTTGAGCGCGGATGATACCTCAGAGCCTCACTTGCTTGCTGTCGTTCAAGTCTTCGAGAATCTCCTGCAATACCTCTACGTTGACGGCAACATCTCGGAACTGAACGCAGACGACACAGACCCGTCTGGCGGTTTTAACGCTCAGTTCGCGGTTCCGACTGACTTCGGAATCAATGACACTAGCGAAAGAGCTAGAACTTTCACGCGCTCCATGACAATTTTCGCAGCAGCAAACGCAATTTAACAACCCAACAACATGGCAAACTCAAAAGGACTCGCTCTAGTCTATGGAGCAAAAGGAACGATAACGCTAAAGACTCCTGCTGGAGCCGCTCTGACGACTGGAGCGATCACCACAATTGAGAGTTACGACGCAACCCACGAAGCCGATGTCGAGCAGATAAAAAACTCTAACGGTGAGGTTGTCGCTCAAGTCTCCGCTAACGAGCGGATTTCGCTGAATGTTACTTTCATTCCAAGTGCTGCTGATTTCGCACAAGCCAAGCTTGCTGCTGGTCTTCCTGCTGTTAATGGATCTGCTACTATTGCTTCAAGCGATGGAGTTACCATTGGTGGAGTTACCATAAACGGTGATTACGTTTATTCTGGAGGTGGCAGCGTCAAGTTCACCAGCAGCGGAAAAGTGATGGTTACTGTTACTGTGACCAAGTATCCGTCGCTCGCTGGTAACGCTACGGTTTTTGATCTTACCACCGTGTAATCGTGGCTGATCTTGCAAAGATACTCGCAGAGACCGGACCTCCAGCACCAACGGTGCTTGGGGTTCGTCTTGTTCCTTACACCGTAGGACACGCGATTCTATTGCAGCGGTT